AATGACCGGAGCATCCCGCTGGTCAACTTCGCTTGGCGGTCGGTCAAGAACAAGTTCACCGGTACGCAGGCGGTCGCACAGATCAGTGACCAGTGGAACAACCCGATCATGGCCTTCGCCGGTTCAATCAGCGGCTTTGGTACCGACGTCGACAAGTCGACCATGTTCCAGGTTTCGTACGCTGGCACGATCGGCTACGTCTGGGTCTCACGGGGCTCATATACCGTGACCGACGCCGCGCTGCTGTAGGAGGAGCCATGTGCGAGAAGTGCGTCGAGGAGATCAATGAGGCCATTCCTGGCCTTACCTCGGTCCAGATGCTGGGGACAGGCGATGACCCGCTCCTGTTCGTCCTGAAGGCCATCGAGTCTCACCTGAACGAACAGGGCTGGGACCAGCGGCCCCAGTTCTTCGCCCTCGGTCGCAACGAGGTCGGACTCGGCGCCTCAACAATGGTACTGCCGGAGTCCATCTACTACAACACGGCCCAGGGACTACCAGCCTTCGTCAACTGGATGGTTAACGGCGCTCCCCAAGGGGTTTCTACCAAGGAGGAGCGCTACACGACTCTCCGCGGGTGCGTCCCGGAGAATTTCTACGGGATCATCCTGTTTGACGAGGGATGGGGCCTCCATGTCGACCCCAACACTCCTCCCGACAAGCGGGAGGAGTATCGGCTGATGTCTGAAGGGCATCGGATCCAGGAGCACCCCGACCGGATCGAAGAGCGGTTCGGTGTCGCGGTCACGGTGGACGGTCGGCTCGCCAGTATCCGTCGTAGTCGGGGGCATGAGCCGGAGTTCTTCGACTCCCTGGCCGGCGATCCCACGGTCGAGTACGTCGGGGGCCTGATCCCGGACAGCCTGCGGATGCTCTGCGACATATGCCAGGATGCGGTGTCATGAGGATCTTCTATGACACCGAGTTCGTTGAGCGCGGTCCCCAGCTACCCATCCAACTTATTTCCCTGGGCATGGTCCGTGAGGATGGACAGGAGCTGTACCTGATCAACGAGGAGTGTCTGTCCAACGTGGCCCGGCACCCCTGGCTGTCAGTCAACGTGTTCCCTTGGCTACCGGCCACGGGCGCCGTGAACGACATCCTGGAGTGGGACCGCGGCCATCCGGACTACCCGAACGTGTTCGCGTTCGACATGCTGGCGCCGCGGGTCCGGGAGTTCCTGAACGTGGACAAGCCCGAGCTGTGGGCCTACTACGGGGCCTACGACCACGTGGTCCTGTGCCAGCTGTTCGGGGCGATGGTCGACCTCCCACCGGGTGTTCCCATGTACACCCGCGACCTCATGCAGGAGTGGGACCGGTTGGACCGCAAACCCCCCATGCCGGGTCAGTCTCACGAGCATCACGCCCTGTTCGGCGCTCGCTGGGCCAGGGATTTCTGGCAGGTCCTGGACACCTACAACGAGGTCACCCAGGCCATCGAGCAAGTACCCCAAGAGGAGAAGGAATGATCAAGGTAGTCATCCACCGGCACGAAGCTCCACCCACCACGGTCATGGTGGATGCGGATGCGATGAATGTCGCCGCCGCGGAGGAGGACTACGAAGGCCCGGCGACGACGCTGCTAATCCTTCGCAAGGGAGACGAGGAGGTCGCGTTCTTCAGCCAGTGGAGCTACGCGGTCAAGGAGGAGGCGCTGGCCCGTTAGGACCGCTCGCGCCACGTCTTGCTCCGGCCCCCCTGGTAACCACGGTTGCTATGGGGGGCCTCGCGCTTGCTGGAGAGATCCAACCGGGCCGGGTTCTTCAGACCCCAGGTGACCATGTTGACGATGTCTTGGGCCAGCTGACGGCACCACCACTGGTCCCGGCCGTGGATGGTCAGATTCAGCGTAACGATCCCCAGAGCCTCACCGGACACGTCATGGCATTCGATCCGGTCGTCGCCCTCGCAGGCCCAGGCGAGGATACGTCGGGCCTTGGCGGCTAGGACCTGGGGCTCGTCGGGGGAGACAAGGGTGTAGGTGAAGACCCGCTTGCTCCCGGCCATGGGTCCTCCTTCTGTTCTGGCGCCGGAACTTGCAGAGCAAGCTGCATGACCTTGTCGTGCAGGTCCTTGATCATCGCTAGCTGCTGATCGTTCTTGCCGTTGGTGTTGGTGTCGACCTTATCGAGCTTCTGATAGATGACAGCGCCAAAGCCACCCAATACGGGAACCGCAATGGCAGCGGCCAAGGTGAGAATGACAGTGGTGTCTTTGCCTAGTGCCGCCAACGTAACGGCACCGGCCGTCATGATGAAGACGACGGCCACTGCCGCCCAAGCGATTGCTGGAGATTTCACTGTCATCTCTCCATGCTAGGCGGGCTTGATCGTTCCGGAGCTAGTAAAGGTCAGACTTGTTGGAAAGGTTCCAGAATTCTGCGGAACCGACCCGAAGGCACCCATGGAATAGACGGTCAAATGCGTCAGTCGGGGGTCTCCCGGACGCACTGGTACGGCTGGAAGATGGGCTGGGCCCACGGCATTTGCAGCTGCTCCCACCGGCCCCCAAGTTCCAAATCCGGCATAAATATAGGTCTGGTTGAGCAGCTCGGCGTCAGGCACCGGAGTGCAGATTTGGCCGTCGCATCGGTAGACCTTCTTGGTTACCTCGTCCATACAGAAAATAACCATGGAATCGCCCTTAGGAGGTGTCGGAGTAGCGCCAGAGAAGAGAGCTGCCAGCTGATCGACCGAGCCCTTGAAGGCGTTGTAGTCAACCGGCTTGCCATTGAGGATCTGGTTGTCCGAGTACTGCCAGATGACCGGCGCCATCCCCCCGTAGGGAGCCCAGCCCATCCCGAAGTCGCTGTACTGCCGGTAGTTGCTGGAAACCAGGGACAGCCCGGCGTCGATGAGGGGCTGCAAGCTCGGGCTGCCGAGGTGGTCGAACCACCACCAGTGCGGTAGGTACACCAGATTGACGATGCCACCCAGTGCCCGGTACTGGTGGGTCAGATCCACCAGGCGAGGGACTGTGGCGCCGGCTGCCTCAGCGTCCCACATCAGGCCGACGTGGGGCCCGACTGCGGCAAAGGCGTTGGCGGCCTGGGAAAGGATCCCCTCAGCGTTCACCCAGTGGTAGGCAGAGAAAGGGATGCCTAGGTTGCTCGCCTGAAGCTTGAAGGACTGGTAGGCCGGATCCTTGAAGGTGGAGCCCTCGGTGGCCTTGGCCATGCAGGCGGAAGCGCCAGCAAGGCTCAGCCCCTGCTGGTAGTGGGACACATCCGGGTAGAAGGTCGTCACCCCAGCAGTATGAACCACGAAGGGCCAGCTCCCTGGAGAACTGGCCCTTCGTGGTGCAGGAGTATGTATTACGGGGTCGGCTCGGGGGTCGGGGCCGGAGTAGCAGACTCCACGGTCGAGTCGACAGAGGCGATGGTGGCTGCCTCGTCGGTCAGCTTGCCCGAAAGGGTGTTGGCCAGGTTCAGAGCCTCGGTCTGGTCGCCTGCCTGGACCGCGGCGATGAGCGCCGCAACGTCGGCTACCAGATCCTGGAGGGCGGCCGAGTTCGCGTCGACCTGGTCGTTGAGGGCAGTGAGGGCGTCGGTCAGTTCAGACATGAAGGTCTCCAAATTTGGGAAGCAGCAGAGGTTTTCGGGCAGGTTGACGGTTACTGGTCCGGTGAAGTCGAACACTCATTTCCTCCCCGGTCGGCCTTAAGGATCATCGTACGACGGCGGCGTCACCCTTGGTGGGCAGACCACTGGTGTTCATCCCATGGTGAGCCCACAGCCACGTCTTCTTGACCAGGTGAGAGATCTTCGCCCCCTGGGCCAAGCAGCCTAGGGTGAACGCCCGGTCCTCGCCACTGTTCGAGTCATGCCCACGGTCGAGGGCGTGAAACCCGACCGACTTAGCCAGCTCAGTCCGGACCAGCGTGGTCACCGTGGTCTCGATGGGGTTCTCCGGGTCGAACGGGTCCAGGTAGTGGGTCACGGGGAAGATCGGATCGTCCTCGTGGATCTTGCCCGCCTGATCCAAGATCTTGAACCAGGAGTAGACGAAGTCCGCGTTGCGCTCTACCGCGTGCTTGGCGAGCAGCTCCAGGTGGCGCTCCAGGAAGACGTCATCGGAGTCCAGGAACGCCACCCATTCGGTCTGTACGGCCTCCAGAGCCCGCTGGCGGGTTGGGGCAGCACCTTCGCCCCGCAGGTCCACAGCGATGCTGTGGGCAGCCGGCGGGGACGTCTGCATACCTACCGAGCGTACGGCCCGATCCAGCATCCCATTGCGCAGTCGAGCCGGATGGGCTGGCGTGACCACGGTGATGTCCAGGATCGGGTCTACGTAGGCGTGTGCCATCTACTCTCCATGCTGGTAGTGGTGCAGCCACTCGTGCCAGGGCAAGTTGTAGTTCATACGTACGTAGTCCTGATAGATGCGTATGAGGACCGGAAGTGATATCTGATCCTGATGGTTCCGGCCAACAATCTCCACCCACCACTGATCGCTCAGTTTCAGCACATCTTGTGTGTGCCGACGAACGCAGAACCCGGTGGCAATAAGACCCCACTCCCGCGGATGGAAAGTCTTGTAGAACTCCGCCTGGGCCAAGATGCTGGGGGCGTCATAGCGCCATGTGAGGGTTGCTGAGTACTCAGCCTCGGGGTAGATACAGTTCCGAGCCGGATGCCGCATACAGGCCCAGTCGTCGTCACCCAGGGCCTCCAGGCAGTTGTCCACGAAGCCGTCGACCACGATCTCCATGGACCCGTCGATCCAGATGCTGATGTCGTAGTCGGGAAGCGCATGCCCGGGATGCGTCTTCCAGTACTTGTGGTTGAGCATGGGCACCACAATCTTCGGATCTCCATTCGCAGATTCGAAGTGATGCGGTACCACTCGTGGCATCCAACCGAGCGCTTCAGCTTCGTCGGCCAGGTCACGATCGTCGGTAAAGAAGACAGCGTCAATCTCGAACCTGGCCGGCAGCTTCTTCGGCTTCTCGTAGCCGCCATAGACCGCGGTGTACAGGCCTACTCGGGGCGATACCAATGCACCGCCTCCTTGATCAGATCCAGGTTCAGCTCAGGCTTCCAGCCCACCAGGCCCCAGCCGTCACCCTTGGCGCGGATGTCTGTCTCTGGCTCCTCGCCGGCCCGCATCGGAAGGTACTCGATGTTGTCTGTCGCTTGGCCAGCGATCCCGTTGATCATCTGGGCAACTTCGACCACGGCAACGCTATGACCGGTACCAGCGTCGAAGATCTCGTCGTCGTGGAACGGAGTGGCCTCCACCAGCATCCGGGCCACGTCGTTCACGTGAACCATGTCCACAGTCTGTTGGCCGTTACCCCAGATGGGAAGTGGCTCACCAGCCCAAGCCTTGGTGGCAAAAGTCGGCAGGAACTTCTGGGGATGCCCCGGTCCATGCTTCTGCCCCGGGCCGTAGGCGTTGAACGCGCGGACATGGCAGACGCGGACTCCGAAGTTGCGGTGCCAGGCGGTTGCCAGTCTCATTGAGCAGAGCTTGGTGGCCTGGTAGACGTTGGCCCACGAGCTGTCCGGCATGGTGATCCCGACGTAGCCGATGTCGTAGCGCTCGCAGAACTCCAGGATCCGCAGCGTACCGATGACGTTGGCCCGTACTGCCTCCTCGGGCTCGTCGAACAGCTCCGCAGTGCCCAGCATGCCGGCCAGGTGGATGATGACGTCGGCGCCCTTGAGGTCCTTCAGGTCCCCCATGACGTCGTTGCCGTCGGCCCGATCGAAACGCCATGCCTCATGGCCGTGCTCGTTGGCGTAGGTGACGGTGGCGGCCCCGATGAAGCCAGCACCTCCGGTTACTGCGATGCGCGCCACGTCATCAGCTCCTCGATTGCCTTCTCTGGAGAGACAGCATAAGACCGATCAAGGGCGCCCTGTGGTACCTCCACCAGTGGAAGATAGGCGTTGATGACGGCGTCCAGTTCTGTGGCAGTGAAACGGCTGGACTCATTAAGCCCGTAGACCAGCAGGGTCCCCGTGGGGGATGTGTCTACCTCCATGACATACAGATCAGGACGACGGGCCATGAGGATCTGGGTGACCTTCCAGACGTCCCCGGTCCAGTCGCCCGCGATGATGTCCCGACCAGCGATGGTCTGGTTGTACGGCAAGATGTCGTCGAACACGACGACCGAGCCGGAGTGGCAGTACTGCTCGATATTGGCGAAGTCCTTCAGCGCATCTTCGAACAGGTGACTACCGTCGATGAAGGCTAGGTCGATCTGTCCTGGCTGTAGTCCAGGGAAGTTGTTGAAGTAGTGATCCGAGGTCTCACTGAAGATGACCTGATTGCCAGAGGCGGTAATCAGTGGGTACGGGTCAATGCCAATGGCAACGTTGGAGTACGCAGCCAGGGCCAGGGAATGGCCGGCCTGGACCCCGACCTCCAGGTAAGTGGAGGGGCGAAGAAGCCCGTGGAGCTTGGCGAGGAACTCGTGCCGTGTCATTGTCACACCGCCGAGTTGAAGGCGCAGACCCGCTCACCGCCACCATCAGCCTCGGCCGCCTCGATGACCCTCCGCAATGAATGTGTCAGGACGCTGTCGCCCTCAGCCTGGAGTAATTCGGAGAGCGTGAACTGGCGCAGATCGATCAGGCCAGATTTCTGTTCTTCATTCACCATGGCATAGCTCCGTTGTAGAGGTCATGGAACTTCTGGGCATCCTCGGCGCACATGATCGCCATTGCAGGGCTGACCTGCTGATCTGGGTAGAGGTGCCGTACGTGGTACCCGGGCACCATGACCATGCCGCCTAGTTTGCGGGATTCATAGTCAATGTAGTCGTCAGAGAAGTGCCAGCGGATATCTTCATTGGCTCGCAGCCCAAGCTCACCGGCAAGAATGAAGGCGAAACCCTGGAGGCGATTCTGGAGACCGACCGGTCCAGGAACGGTTTGCAGTACCGGCATAGGCCCTTGACCCCCGGAGCAGCCCGCCGCGACTTGCATAGTTCGCATAGTGCTGGAGACTGCATCGAACCATCCTTCCGGAACAATTACATCGTCATTGAGAATGGCCACGTCCCACTTGGTACGTGGGTCCATGTCAATGGGGAATGCGGTACGAGCGGTATCGAGTCCGACATTCCACCAACGGGAGATATTCACGCTGCCCAGGTCGTACTTGACAGCTCCATGGGCCGGCATGAGATCGCGCTCCTGCCACTGTCGGGTGTAGACCAGGACCACATAGTCCACCTGGGGTTGGATGGCCTCTAGGCACTCCTTGAGGCAAGCCCTACCGTTTGTAGGGATTACAGCGAAGCGCGGGCGGATCCCTGTTCGATCTCGTACGCCTTCGTCCATGCCTCCAGCCACCGCCAGCTGTTCGCCTCGATCGTCTGCGTCCGCATCCACTCCCGGCCCCTGTCTCCAAGCTCCTTGCGGAGCGCGTCGTCCTCCATCAGCTTACGCACCCCCATATACCACTGCTTCGGGGTGTCAGCCAAGATCCCAGCGCCCGATTCGTTATAGAATCGCCGATATTCTGACCGCGGGCTAGCTACCCAGGGGACCCCGACGGCGCTGGCCTCGATGAGCTTCAGCCTGGACTTCGAGGTGTTGAACTTCGAGATCGACAGGGGAGCCAGGGACACCTGAAGCTTGGCAATCTCGTCCGCCCAGCCGGACAGTGGCACGGTACCCGTGTACTGAGGCTCCTGAGGCAGCCGTAGCGCCGCCCGAACCTTACTGGGTGGCCCGATCACCCTGAAGTCCAAGCCGGAGTCCACCAGGTCACGTACGGCTGGCCCCACGACCTGTAGGTCATCGGGGTGAGACTGGGTGGTGCCCGGCCAGCCGAACCCGCACCGCTCCAGCGGTTCGATCTCCAGGTAGCTCTCCGGGACATAGTTGTCGATCACCATACCTCGCCCGTGCTTGGCGTAGATGCCCAGCAACGGCTTTGTGGAGACGGTCACCATGGTCGCAGTCCGACAGGAGTCCTCGGCATGACGCCAGGAGTAGGGCGTGTTGGACCGTGGGTGGTACATAGCGTAGGCGCTGTTCTGTCGGTGGATGCACGACATGTCATCGTCCATATCGACGACGACGGCTACACCCTTCTTGCGTAGTAAGGGAACTACCTGGGTGTGCCACATATGGGAAATCCGTTGCATGACAATGACATCAGCGCCTTCAGGAACATCGACGTCGATAACCACGTCGTCTTCTAGCTTGATGGCAAGGCCGGCGTTCTCATCCTTGGGCATCTGGATGACGATGTCGTGGCCCAGCATCTTCAGGTGCTCAGCCGCCGCGATCAGCCGATAGAAGCCACAACCATAGACGTCCGCCGGGACGACCAGAACTCTCACGTGTAGGCCCCTTCGAGCTGGAAGTCAGAGCCAGAGACGAAGTTCCCGGCGCTTGGGAAGATGCGTAGGCTTACATGAGGGACGGACCCGTTGTACAGTCCGCCACCCGGCGCGTAGAACTGGGTGGCTACTGCTGCCCCCATGGCCGAGGAAGAGAACTCGTAACCCATAGCTCCGGTCTTGTCCCAAGCCATCCACTTGGCTGTTCCGGACGCGAAGGTGCCGGCCGCGGTGCCGTTCACTAGGCCAATGATTCCCACAGTGTTGTTGTGGGACGATCCGCCGACAACAGTGGTGTTGTTGACCTGGAGATTGGTGTAGGAGTAGACGGCGGTAGTGTCTCCGCCGACCTGGTGACTTATCAGCTGGACCGCGGCAGCATCAACCGCTGCGTACCAGGTAAGGCGCAGGTAGCGCAGGTTCGTGGGGATGCTGATGAAGGTCACATCGGAACTGGCAGCTGTGAGCGTCTTGCGGGCTTTGTACATGGCGGTGGGATTGGTACCCGGGAACCCACAGACAAAGTTTCCTGAGGGTGGCACAAAGATCGCATAGACCCGTTGCCCCACTGGGATATCACCGACCATGCTGGTCATGGAGATGCCAGCTGAATCACCGTCGTAGACTGCGGTCAGTGGCGAAGTGTTGGTGACTGTGGCCGGCCGTAGCTGCCAGCTCAGACCAAGTCTGGCGCCTTCGTCTGCTGCCGCCTGGACGCTTGCGACCGCGACCGCGACGTCATTACTGTCCGGAGTAGCTGGCGGGTTGGTCATGGCGTGTAGGCCTTCCGGAGCACATGGTTCATTGCGCCTCCCTCAGCGAGCTGCATCGTCCAGCCCAGCTCAAGCCACAGTGAACCCATCCAGTTGATGACGTCATAGGAGTCGTGACGGGGATCGGGAGGGGTTGTGAGACTGGTGGTTTCGAAGACCGTCTGGCGGGTGGCCAGCCCCTCCGCCACTGCGGAGGCCTGTGTCGAGTCGTTCAGCTGGAGATTCACTGTCTTGGTGATATAGAACCCGCGGTTGGCAAAGGAATGCGGGGCGTTTGGCGGCACGTCAGCCACGCCGACGATGGGTGATTCTCCAGCGTTCGTGTTGCTGATGACGATGAAACGGTTGGGCGCCGTGAGCAGGTTCGAGGACTCGACGATCCCAGTGCGGACCACCTGGTTGCCGGCGTCGTAGTCAAACTGGGGGATGGCCATTGCTGGGTTGAACGTACGGACGAAGTGCATGATCTTGTCATTGCCGAACCAGGGGGAGAAGTAGTCTCCCGTAACAGCCAGAGCCTCCACAATGGATCCACGGTCGGTACCCTGGCCCCAGGACTGAGATGCGAGAAATGGGCTGGCGGCTACAGTCACGGAGACAGGTAAGTCCTCCAGGAGAGCCTGGATGGCTGAGGTGACGCCCAGATTCGATGCGTTGAACCCTGCGGTGATCTCCTGGTCAACCAGGAACATCTCATCGTTCAGCGAGACGTTGGCCAACCGTCCCGACGTGAATCGTTGGGCCGACTCGTCGGTGAACATGTACCGGCCCAGCGGCCACTCGGTACCATCGGCCAGGTCCATGAAGACATCGATACGGTCGACCAGCGGGTCGATAGCCGCGGTATCGGTGACACCGAGATTCATGCTCAGGGTGCGCTTGATGGTACGACTGGTGTCGTGACTGAGGTTAGCCCCGCGTAAGGGCGTGATGTCTCCCAGATGCTCGCCGGTCAGTCCATTTACCCGATGAAACCGGAAGGTGGCAGATCGCTGCCCGACCCACGGATCCAGGTCGAAGTAGGAGTTGAACGGCAGTGTGGTCAGCATTAGCTGGCCACCGTAACGGGGGCCGCCGTGCTGGTTACTTCCACCACGCCGATGTCGGCCAAATACAGCTTCCGGTCGCGTAGAACCCGGGCGCTCGGGACCTGGACGCTGGCGAACCAGCGGTTGCCATCTTCGTCACGGATACAGACATATGGCAACGAATCCCAGGCCATGTCCCGTAGCGACGTGAAGTCGGCCAAGGTTTCCGGCGAGATGGCGGCTGCCTGGACCAGGATGGTCCGCTGGAACTGCTCACCGCCTCGTTCGGTTGGCCGGAAGGCCACGAAGAAGTCCCGGTTGTACATGGTCTGAAGCTGGGTGAATCCAGCTTCAGGGAAGGTAAAGGCCTCGTTGGGCTGGCTCTCCCAGGCCATGGAGTAGGCCAGGTTTCGACTGCCGTTCTGTCGGGAGTTGCTAGTGAAGATCATGACGTGGTCGTCCACGCCCATGTCGGTACCGACAATGCCGGGAGCTGTGATGGTCCCAGTGATGGTGGAACTCCAGGCTCCAGCGAAGCTGTAGGAGTTCACTGCACGGATGCGGTAGCTGGTACTGAGTCCGACCCTGGCCTCGAAGTCATTGAATCCAGAGACTGTGGGACTGGTGGCCTTCATGATGGTCTGCCAGTCGGTCAGGGTGTCCAGGCGCTGCAATTCGTAGTAGCCAAACCCTGAGACCGGGATGCCCGAGCTGGTCGTAGCCCACGTGATCCGGTTGTAAGTGATCATGTTTGGGATGAACGACGGATTGATGCCGCAATTCAGCCCGATCCCGGTCACAGTCTGCGAGGCGCTAGTCAGCAGGAAGCCTGTGACGGTCGGCATGTCCTGGCTGAACATCAGCACGGCGTCGGCCGTCTGATCGTCCGTGGTCGCGGTGACCGGTGGGGCGTACTGGGGGATCCAACCTAGATTCACAGTTGCGCCTGAAGAGGGCTGACCGTAGGTGGCCGAGCTGAGCTGCTGCGACGACGGCGCGAGGTTCTGGGTGTTGCCAGGTACGCCGGAGATGGCAGGCGCAATGGCTCCCAGCACCTCCCAGCGGTTGCCAGTCAGCTCGCCGGTGGCTGACCAGATCCACTGGGGGGTAGTCCCAGCACCCATGGTGACCGTGCCGGTGAACCGTAGGTCCACCTGCTTCCAACCATCGATGATCTCGTCTAGCGCATCGAAGTCGGTGGGCGTGATGCTGACAGTGGTACCGGTCCCTGTGATTGTGGGCGAGGACAGCGTCAGCGAGACGGTGGTGTCGCCAAAGCGCCGGGCGAAGAACCGAACCTGGGGGTAGCTGCCGGCGCCACCGGCCGCGCTGTCCAGGATCTCCTGGGTAGCCGTAATGCTTCCGTAGACCTGAGCCTTGGCCTGTCGTCCGTAGACGTGCACCTCGGTGAGCGGTCCGCCAGACGTATGGACCGAGATCTGGGGCAATGTGTGGATTGTCTGCTTGCTGAACGTATCGCCCGGCTCCTGAGTCAGAGTGACCTGGACGCCCGGGTGAGAGGGCATGGCGTATGTCTCGCGGAGAGCGTTGAGCGAAGGATAGGTGAGGTCCTTCACCCGGCGGGTGGTGTCGTTGACCGAGAAGGGACCCGGAAGGTCACCCACATCCGCTGATGAGATGGCCACGGTATAGTCCCCCGCGGCTAGGGTCGGGTTGAGGTTCTGGCTCAGATCCCGGAGCTTGATGATGTTGACGCCCAGGGTGTAGCCCTCGCCAGCCGAGCCGATAGGGGCAATCGGCTCAGGGCCCCGACCTCCGTAGGCGACCCGGTTCTCCTCGCAGTAGACGACCTCCATGGCGGCGTAGCCCAGCCGGTAGATTCCGGCCCAGATCCCGGAGCTGACACCGCCGAACTCGAAGTGGACCCAGTACCGCCCGGTCCCGGCAGACTCCGCAAACTTCAACAGTTCCGTGTATCGCCACGGAAGGAACTCGCTCGTGAAGGAAGCAGCTGGCCCATTCCAGAGGAAGTTAACCTCTCCGAAGTGCAGGCGCTGGAGCTGGGTGACGTCAACCGTCTGACCCTCCACGGGGTCCAGTCCTACAAGCAGGTTGGTGCCGTACGTGCCGACCAATGGTGCGTAGCTGACCGCGGTCGCAACACTGCCGATACCAGTGCGCAGCTCAACAGCCTGAGGGGTGTTGTAGACGACGTTGAAGTCAGCCACTGAGCCCGGGACGCCGGACTGTGGACGCTCCCAGGCCATGCTGTACAGCAGGTTGAGAGCCAGGATCCGCTTGCCGTTGAGCTGGGGATAGGCAGCCATGTTGAAGTACATGTCCAGCGCGTTGCTGTTGCCGCTGTTCGAGGGTGTAGCGGTGACCTCCTCGGCATCGTCCGAGTTGGCCAGCGACAGGGCCACATTGGCATTAGCAGTGATCGCAGAACCAGTGATCGCGGCGAAGCTACAGGGGACGATCGCCCGCTGCACTGGTCCAGACAGAGCCTCACGGCCGGCGGGGTAGATGGCAGCAAAATAGGTCTGGCCTACTGAGCTGCTCCAGATATTGCCGGGCGGCTGAGTGTTGACGTAGTACCGGGTGTCCTGCAACGTACGGGACGTGGCCAGAGTGAACCCATGTCCTTGCTCAACGATGTCGACCGCGGGTGAGAAGACTGTGTCCTCGTTGCGAATGGGAACCCACTGCTGGCCCAGAATTCGAGGGGCGTCAGGATTGTAGTTTCCCATTACAGAGTCCTCACTGCGAGACGGGCATTGCGTACGCCGAGCTGGGCATCGATCCCAGCGCCCACTGACATGCCAACCTGAGCCGCTTGCTCTGGGGTAGGAACAGCGCCGTTGAAGTTCACCTGAACTGCTCCTGGGCCAAAGGAGATATTCTGACTCGTAGTGCTCACTCCTATGTTGGTAGCAGCAATTCCTGTGGTGAAGTTGTCGAGCATCTTCATGACGTCACTGGCGCCATCCTTGATGCCATCACCGAGACCCTGCATGATGAGCCGGCCAGCCGGCTTCAGCAGGACCGCGTCCTTTTCCGGTGGTCCCTTGTGCTTGGCAATATCAGCAGCCAACCCACCCAAGTAAGCGAGGAAGCTCGGTACCGCGGCCTTGATGCCGTTCCAAAGTCCGTTGATCACATTCTTACCAGCGTTATACAGCAGAGATCCGAGTTCTCCGATGGCGTCTTTGATCTTGTTGGGGATGTCCTTGACGAAACCGATTACGTTTCCAATAGTGTCAGAGGCTCCGCTCAGGGCACGAGCCACCGCGTCATTGATTCTGTCAAAGAAGTCAGTGATGCTGTGCCAAACTCCTTCAGCCCAGTCTGCAATGCCCGGACCAGCAATGGTGGTGAGCCACTCGAAGAATTCCTCAAGGGCGGCAAAGACGAAACCAGTAACAAGAACAATTCCTACGAAGGCGTCACCCAGAAAGATCAATGTATTGACAAATGCGATCATTGCGTGCTGTCCGGCGTCACTCTCGAAGAACGCCGCGAGGATGAGAAGCTGGTCGGTCAGCGTAGTGATGAGATCCTCTCCGCCGGCCTTGTTCAGTGAGTCGAGGAAAGCGACGACAAAGATGCCAGCCGCCTTGAGGACTCCAAGTAGGTCGTCGAAGGTGATGGCCATTTGGTCAAGGAATGATTTGAACTTGGGATCTGCGGAAATGTTCGAAAGCAGATCGCCCAGCATCTGGAGAATGCTATTGAGGTCTGCCCCGATGAGATTCAAGAACGGCAGTGCCGCATCGGCCAGCTTGGTAACACCGGTAAGGAACGACACCAGGGCGGGGCCGAACCCCTCCAGCCACTTAGCCGTGGCCGGGAAGATATCGGTGAGGAACTTCTGGAACGTGGGCGAGTCGAAGAAGTTAGCCAGCTCGCTGAATACATGAGCCAGAGCCGTCGCCAAGTCGACCAGGCCCATGGTGATGAGGGGACCCAGGTCAGCGATCAACTTCTTGATGTTGACCGACAGGTTCAGGAAGAAGGTCTCCTGGACAATTCCCTGGATCTGCTTGAACAGATCCCGCAGAGGGATAAGTTCCTTGACGAACTTGGCGGCGTCATCGGGTAAGCCGGCAACTGCTGCGTTCAGTTCCTTGGCGTTCTTGGCGGCGAAGGCGGCACTGATAGCACTGCCGAGGCCATGGAAGACCAGGGCCAGGGTAGCCACGCTGGCGCCGATGCCAAAGATGACCGAGGGAAGGGCAGCTAACAGGGCGCCACCCAGGCTCAGGCTCTGTACAAGAGCACCAATGAGCAGTCCCAGTTCGCCGAACACGGGGATCAGTAAGGCGATCAGCGGGGACTTGCCAGAGACATTGAAGACCGAGCCAACGCCATCGGAGATGGTCTGCCCGATTGTCTTGCCGATTGTGTCGAGTGGCCCACCCGGACCGGAGGAGGACTTGGTGGCGCTGGAGATGCCATCCTCAATGTCCCGGACGATGTCCTTGCCGACGCTCCCGCGTCGGCCTCCACCGAACAGCCCGCGGAAGTTGAACTTTGGTTTGGGAGCGATGGTCTCCTTGCTGATCGCGTCCTCAACCGTCCGGGCGATGGTGGGACCGGACTTCTCGAACTCCTTCTTCAGGCCATCGCCGATGTGGCTGCCTAGGCTTCCGCCAATCTTGTCGCCTTCAGCCTCGGCAACGATCTTGGCTTCTTCGAGCCCGGCGGCCACCTCTTCCGGGACGGCCTTCATGTCCGCGTGGAACTCGATTTCGGCCTTGCCGACGTTATCGCCCGGCGGACTGGTCACCGGTCCTCCTTCCGAGGCTTCCGATCATGGTAAGGGCAGAACTGAGCTATCAGTTCGATCCCAGCGCCATGAAAGCGGCCGGTGACATCTCCAATTCTGCCGGATCCTCAGCGAAACCGATAGGCGGCATCTCCAACTGGGACAGGAACATGCTGACCTTGGACTCATCCATGTTGCGCAGGAGGAGGAGGTAGAGCACATCAAGCCAGCCGGCGATGGACAGAGAGGTGGCATCTGCCTTCATGACGACCTCTCCACCCAGGGCATTCCACGAGGATCTGGCCACCTCGATAAGGCGTAACGCCACGTACCAGGGTCGACCGGTGACCGTGGTGAGTACGTCCAGGTGTAGTCGATAGAACTCATCCATGGAGAGCTTCTGGGTGTAGAGACATTCCTCTACCCAGTCGGACTCCTCGGGGTCCAGGAGGCCCGGCAGGATGGATTCGAACGTCCACTGCTCCTGCATCAGGATGACCAGCCAGTCAGCTGCCACCATGGCTGGAATCTCCACGTCCCGGCCACAGATGGTGACGACGACGCCGCAAGGACGCAGGGACCAGGTTGGATCGCTGACCAGCTTCGGAAGTACCGGCCGGGGCCTACTTGCTGGCGCGCGGACGGCCACGGCGCACCGCCACCTTCTCCTCTTCGTAGAAGACGTTTACGAAGCTCAGGAGAGTCTCCATGGTCAGCTCACCCTTGATGTTGAGCTGGACAATGAACTCCTGATCATCCTCCTGAACAACGGCCTGCTCCAGGAGATCCATGACCCGGCCAATGGCCTTCAGCTTGCGGGCGTTTTCGGCACGGCTGTCCGACAGGATGCCAGCCTCTCGACCCATCAGGCCGAGTTGCGCCTCGGTGAGCTTACGTACAACAACCTGCCGGTCACCCACGGGAACCAAGCGGGTATCTACCCCTAAGTCAGTCATGACCTGAGCTTAGTAGATGGTGACTCGGAAGTTACGGCGCTTGGCAGTCCGAATCAACGCGTTACGTAGGTAGTGCTTGCCGCGCTGACCTGGGTGATTGACCCGCTTGGTCACCACGTATCGGCCCCCGCGCTCCCAGTAGAAGGCCAGCCACCCGTCTGGTCTCCGCGGTCGGATGACGTGGGCTCGGGCTCCGCCTTCCACCGATGCGGCATAGCGAAGGTGAGAGCCAACTTGTCCCACGAATCCCTCGGGGGTGCTCCGCAGGGTGCCGTAGATGCTGTCCCCCAGGCGCTGAGTCCGGGTATAGGGTCCCCAGCTCACGTTGCGTTGGGCCGTAATCTTGGCCTCGGCAACCACCAGCTTCATGAGCTTGAACGCCTTTTCCCGGGCCAGGAAATTGATCCTCGGGTAGTCGATACGGTAGTGGACCGTGGCTGGCATTAGCAGATCTCACAGTTTGCGAACTGGGCCGTGACAGTGACATACCGTTCCATGCAGCCGCCCTGCGGAGAGACCTGGACCTGAGTGTTAATCAGTACGTCCATGCCAGGGTCACCCGTATTGGTCCAGTAGCTCCGGAAGCAGCAACTTGCCTGTCGTAGGGCTGCCGCGTCCGCCATGTTCTGAGCTGCTGCTGAGTTCCAGTCGTCACAGGTCGGCATGGTGGTGCTCGTGCCAACAGGAGCGCAGCGCACGATCCCGACCTTCATCACCATGGCCCACGCTGGGAACGGGCAGCTACGGGCCGTCTGACGGGTGGCACTCAGCTGCCGGGACAGCAGGTCGTCGGCTGGATAGATCTCCCCGAGGGAGACGTAGGCCAGACCTTCGCAGCACATGTCCGTGTACACATCAGCGTCCCAGGCGACCAGGTCACCTACTCGGAAGCAGATGTTGGCCGGAGGGTTACTCCGAGCAGTGACCGCATCTGACAGACAGGCCAGCATGATATTCATCATTCCGACTACCTGGTCGGACACAGGAGCGCTCACGGCCAAGTCACCTGCCTCGGTGTTGCCAGGTCTGGCGAATAGAACCGGGTGCGACCCTTCAGTCCCGCCGGATTCAGTGCTCGAATCACCTGGTCGACCTCGGGGATACCGGTGAGTCCATTGCGGAGTAGCTCAGCCACGTCCACCAGGGAAATGGTGACGCCCTGACGGGCCATCGAGGAGACCCGACCGGGCAGTCGACATTCAGCGCCCTGGCATGCCTTTAGGTACTCGCAGGCCAAAGTGCCTGCCGCAGCAGATAGTGCCGATGGGACTGGCTTGCCCCGAAGATAGGTGACCTCGAAGCTATTAGTGGAGGTTGCGCCCGGCGCTACGTTCTGGTCGGAACAAGTCGGCCAACAGGCCGCGGTGTCGACCCGCACCAAGAACTGCTGGTCCAGGACGAAGTAGCCAGTCGTCGGCAGTGTGGTCCCGGCAAGCTGGACCGAGACAATGGAGCTGATCGGTCCGGGCAGGTACACCTGGCAAGCGGGGTCACAGGACTGACGGCCAGGGCCGGTGCCACACCAGCAGTTGAACCACTGGCCATTCCAGATGTACGGGACCCAGGTGCCGTAGCCGTCGTAGAACCAGCCCTGGGGGCAGTTACGGCACATGCGGCCGCAAGGGCGGACGGTGACCGTGCATTCGCCGTACTGACGCCCAGTGGCCGCCCAGAGCACCAGGGTGGCGTACTCGGTCGCCTGAGCCTTCAGGGCCGTTGATGCTGCCGCCCACTGCTCAGCACAGCAGGTGGTGTCGATGACCCACGAGCACGGGCCGGTGGTGACACTGCTGGACTCACGGACCTCGAAGATCTCACTGGCCTGAACCGGATTGCTGCTGGAGGTGCCATTCCAGACGATCAGGTACTGGCCGGCGGGGACCGGGGCGCTCCACGAGTACGTGTAGATGCCGGTAGCCGGGTGTGCCGCACCGGTAACCGCGGGGCCGACGTACGCAGTGCCGGTGGAATTCGAGCTGATAGTGACCAGCGGAATGGAGTCCAGGTTTACCAGTGGACCCTGAAAGAACTGCTCCCACTGTGAGGTGAGTACACCACCGGTACCGGCGATGAACGTGGTCATGACTCACCTCCAGATAGTTGCTGCGTCAATAATTGTTGCATCAGATACCTGGGCCGTAGTTCACAAGCGTCACACGAAGAGGAAATGGTGCATTGGCGAATACGGTCCGAGAACCGCCATCACCGGCAGCATAGGCTCGGACAGTTACGTTCCCCCCGGAGATGTCACCCACCTTCACCTGGTATCTGACCTCACCGGAGATACCAGGGAATACGTTGGTTCCGATCTGGGTGGAGTACCAGGCGCCGCGACCGCCGTTGTACAGCGAGGTGCCAGTGCCAGAGCTGAAGTAGTTGACGTCAGCAGCAGCGACCCGAGTGGCCGCATCAAAAATGATGGTGGCGCCGCCGTCATTGAGAATGCAGTTGATAGTGCAACCAATCCAGTCACCGGTTGATGCAGCAATTACCTGGTCGGGCGCGATCTGCGTTTGTCCGGGCCCATTGGGCACGGAGATGTTCCCCGTGGTGATAGGGCCAGAGTCTGTGACCTTCGTGGTGAAGGGCGTGGCGGGGGCCGCTGGCGTGCCATGGGTGTGGTCGCCGCGGGAGTACGCGAGGACTGCGCCGGCGGTGGCTGCCTGACCGAACGCCTGCTCGGCAACCACGGTATTGGAGGGGGTACCGCCTCCGCCGCTACCAACCTGCCAGTCCACGCCGTCGGCAGCAGCAGAGTCCGCGGTAAGCACATCAGCGTCGGGGCCTACAGGCAGCGCCTGTAGTGTGCCGGCGGCATCAGCTGCCAGCACGTCACCTTTGGTGTAACCGCTGACATTGACCTTGGAGGGGTCACCGCCGACATAGCCATAGGCTGTCATGGGTCACCCCTCCAAGTATCTGATCCGTCAACAATCAACCTCTGGGGACTAGACCGACGCACAACCACAGGCAGAGGCCGGAGGAGCCAGGTAGGTGATGAACATACGGTGGTGCTGGTCGGACAGGATCGGCGTGTTCATTGGCTCTGCTACGCCAGTGATGGCGTTATTGGCCACGTTGTACGGACCAACGCCCCATAGAGAGTCACCAGCAGTCCGGGCGTTGATGACGAAGTTGGCAACGCCATCTTCCAATGTGATGTCGCCGATCGTGCCTTCAATGACCCGGGGGAACAGGGTGTAGCCGTAGGGCGTGCCACCGGTGCAGGCGACCCCGGTACCCGATAGGCGCGTCCAGCCCTCCAGAGCAAAGTACGAAGTGAACGCTGCGTTCTCCCCAGTCGACCAGCCGATCTTCACGCTGTTTGCATCGGTGTACAGCGCGTTGCCGGTGGCGATATTGAGGACGTCCGGATCCACATTGCAGAAGGTGATGACCAGGTCGATCCACTTCAGGATCGGCGGGGTGGTTTCCCGGACACAGAACTTACCGTCACCGTTCTTGATGAAGAACTCTTCCCGCGCCTCGTAGTTCTTGGTCATGGCGATGGAGATGATGCCGTCGCTAACGACCTGAGAGCATGAGCCGGTAACCACCTGGCCGCACGAGTTCAGCTTCGTGATCCGGACGCGAGGAATCTTGAACGGGGTAAAACATACTGCGGTCATGACGACTCCTCGCTAGGAGATGCGGAGGGGTATTTGCGGGGCCGGCCCCGCTTGCGCGGGAGCGGTTGAGCATCTTCATCGAAGGTGGTGGAGTACCAGCGGTCGGCCAGTCTGGGATGCACCAGGAGCACTTGCCCGTTAGTTCCGTGAGTTACTTCAACGTGGTTGGGATCCTCCGCCAGAGCCAGGATCTCCTTGGTGATCTGAACGAGGAGATCCTGGTCGACGACGATCGTCACGTATTCCTGCATTAGGTCGCCGTGGAATCAAGGGTCACCAGAATTGCTGCCACGAAACAGTCGAACGAGATGACGTACTCCCGCTCCATGACTGAGGTGACGACGTTGGTAGCCCGGTTGAGAACCTCGCCAATGGGAGGTGAGAATAGATCTCCGTCTGGCGTGCGCCAGACAGCCATTTGCCCAGTGATGTAGACCCACGTGGTGCCGGTAGCCGGAACTTGACCGGTCGGACCCTGGCCGGCGTAGTTGCCAAAGCTGACCGCAGTCCCCATGTCTGTGCGCCAGATCCGTTGGTCCTTCTCGATGATGTAGGCGTTCGAGAAGTACGCAGCAGCTCGGGCCGGGACGTGGATGATTCCAGGGATGCCGTACCGGGCGTAGAGCCAAGCCTCCAACTGACCGGTGGCCGAAATGACATCGACCGCAGTCCCCAGATTGACCACCGCTGGGTTGTTTGCCAGTCCGGGCGCGATGCCGTTGGACGAACTAGAGAAGGCGTTCTCCACTACTGCCTGCTCGCCAGCGCGGAGCTGGTCCATAAGGAACCCGCTCAGGCGCTCCTGAGTCAGGCCGACCATGGAGCAACTAATGGCGGAGTACACGACGAAAGGACTACCGGTCACGGTGGTCGTCGTCGCGGTCAACGTCTTGGAGCTACGGTCCGTCTGGCAGGCCACGGTGTATGGCAGTGGTAGCTGACAGGTAGCGATCTCGTACTGCACACCACCCAGACGGGCGGGCGTGGGCAGGTCGAGGGGCCCCGTAGCGACCTGAAACAGGCCGTATCGGGGCGTGATCGGATTCGGTGCCGGAACGTAGAGCTGTCCGGTAATGCTGGCCATGGTCACCTCCTTCTAGTGGCCGGTGGGGCTGGGCCAGATGACCCAGCCCCTAAGGCGGACTAGCAGGAGACGATGCGCTGAACGCCGGTGCTACCAGACGGGCAGATGTTCACGGTGTAGACGCGGGACAGGGTGCAGAATCGCATCGCCTTGAAGCCGTCCTCCAAGAACAACTGGGTCACCTTGTTAGTGGTGATGTTCGTGCTGTCGTAGATCGTGTCCAGGCGGATGACGTCTTGGCGAGCGATGACCCACGTTCCGGCCGGGAAGGCGAGGAACTGAAGGCTGGTCGGCAGCTCAGTGATCGGCGTGGCCGAGCCCGGAGAGCCGGAGACAGCGCTGGTCGCGAAGGCGTCCTGCCAGTCGTAGACCCACTGAGCGCGGGCCCCACGCTTGGCCAGCATGGCGTCCATCTGCGCGTCGGCCAGGTCGTAGTCATCCTGAGCGTTGCGGCGCAGGAAGTCCGCGCGCAGCTGGGCGCGCAGCCAGTACGGGAAGACGAATTCGATGGTGGCGTCACGCGAAAGACGCAGGTTGTAGCGGATGTCCATGACCGCGGTCTCAACCGCCGACATGACCTGGGAAACCACGGACAGGTCGGTCGCCCAGGGAGCGAAACCGGTCAGGGTGACCGGAGTCGAGTCCGCGATGATGTCGGTGATGATCTGCTTGTTGACCACGTGCGCCTGGACTGCGATGGCCGACTGCATGAACTCGGAGACAAACTCCGGGTAACCGCGGTCCTGGAGGATGTCGCCGGTCAGACACAGGACGCTGACCTTCAGGCGGTCATCCACAAAGGACGGACAAGGGATGGCCACACAGGTCTTAGCGGTATCCGCGATGACCTGAGCCTCAGTGAGGATGTTGAAGCCGGTACCCGAGCCAAAGATGGTGGAGAACTGGATGCCCTGGTTGTGCTTGATGCCGCCGCGGGGAGCACCGATCTCAGGCAGGTTCAGCAGGCCATCTGCGGTGACCATGTTGCAGGTCGTGTAGACGATCTGCGACGGGGCACACCAACCGACGCCGGCCAGCAGAGAGCCGCCCTCCAGGCGCTTCTCGTCGCGCAGGAAGTCGATCTTCTTCATGTACTCGGCGTCGTTCTCGCCGCCGTTCAGCGTGAATTCCGGCGGGAAGTCACGCTTGATGGTGGCGACCGTCGACTGCTGAGCGGAGTTGCCCGAGTGAGTCCGGGACCGCGAGATGAACGCCCGAGCCACCTGGTCCCAGTCCTCCAGTTCCTGGCCGTTGTTGAAGCCCGTCTCCGGGGCCGCCAGGATCGTGAAGTGGGGCATCAGAGCGTCAGTCGGAGCATCCTCCAGGACCGGGGCGCCGTTGGCCGTGGTGATGTCCGCCAGAGTGGGCGTCACGACGTCAGTAGCGCCAGCAACCAGCGAGGCCGGCTTCTCTTCCTTCTTCTCGCCCTCTTCGTCGACCTCCTCCTCAGTCGCCTCCGCGAGCGGAGCAACAGGAGTGGTCAGAGCCGAGAAGCGGCTAGAGCGAGTCTTGCGGGAGGTCTTCTCGGTATCGACCGCGGCAGTGAAGTCCTTCAGGTCCTGAAGGCGGTCCAGCTGCTCGTCGGTAACGGTCTCCGGGGTGACCTCATCGGTCAGGCTGTCAAACTCAGCAGCTGCCTCCAGCCCCAGGTCGTTGAGTGCAGCGACCGTGAAGCGAGGCAGAGAGTCCAGGTCTGGGATGTTGAATGGCATGGCGCGCGGCCTTTCGGATAGCCAGATGGGCTAACCGCTCAGGCGCACAGCACAGCAGCAGTTGAAACGCAGTGTAAAGCTACCTGCCCGATATGGGCAAGTAGCCGGTTACTTCTTCTTTACGGTGATGACTCCGCCGCCCTGAGTCTTCGCGATATCAGCATCCACCTTGGAGCTGAACTCACGGACGTCGCCGTTGGCCTTGGTGACGACGTAGGACTCCGCGGGCGCACCGCTGGAGGCTCCACAACCACACATGATCATTCACCCTTCAGTCGCATAGCAGAGTACCCATTGGACCACCCGGTGAAGTTCTTGAACACTTCCCTGGGCGGAGCCATTCGTAGGTAGGTGCTCCACATGTCCTTGATCAACTTGCCTTCGTAGGCGAGCTTCCCGTTGCCGTCCATGGTCACCGAGTCCAGGCGGACGGGGGCGTCCCCGGTGACGTCGTACAGGTCAAGCGTTGGCATCTCTCTCTCCTAAGGGTTCAGCGCTCGCTTAATTATCGCATCTAGGCGCTCTAGGGCGAGGTCCAACCACTCACCTCTTCCCAGCAGCTCGAACTGGGGGCGTAGCGCCTCCACTCTGGCGCGTGTCTTCATCAGCTCAGACTTGGAGCCATCATTGAACGGCTTCCATCGCCCACCTTCCATCCAGTACTGGGTAAAAGGTCCCCTGACTCCAGGCTCAGGCAGGATCTCGCCCTCTGCATCCCGGTTGGGACCGCCGTCGTTCGGATCGATGTTCCAGGCCAGGCCATGGTCAATGGGGACTGGCTTTCCGGCAGGAGTCACCATCCAGTTGCCTTGGTGACGGTCAACATTTCCCGTGAGAAGATCAAGAAGTCCGATGCGTCGTGCTTCGGGAGTAGTCGCTGCCTTTTCCGACTTCTCGTGTCCAGCGCGAGCTGCTGTTTGTCCAACAACAAACTGCATAAAGATCGTCTTATGGTCTTGACGATAGACGTGAGGGTTCGGGGAGTCCAGAGCATGTCCTAGCACTGAGGCAAGCTGCTCAGCATCCGCCTGTTGTACAGCTGGAATTCCCCAAGTCTGTTTATGGATCTTTTCGATGGCTTCTCCGCCTGACGAAAACTCCACTTTGCTGGTCTCTCCCATGGCACCTTCACCAATTGAATTACGCTTTTTAATGCCACTAGCGACTTCTTCAATAAGCTTCCGAATGCCTCGGGTGATCTCATGGTGCCATTCCAGCTTCGGAGGATTTCGGATTAGTGCGACAAGCTCATCGTGCTTGACATCCTTGGGCACTCTGATTCCGGCCTCTTGCGCAATTCTCAGGAGACGTTTCATATCTTGTTGCTCAAGCGGCGCACCGATGTCAAGATTCATTGCAGCCTTGATAAGTTCCTTGCGCCCTAGTCCTGCCTGAAATGGAACATCTTCGCCGGCTTCTCTGAATAGCTGCTTTAGATCTTCCTGACTAAGTCGGTTTAGATCTCCAGCTTCGGGTACATCCCCATTTTCAGCACGAGCAATGTCCTCCTGCGCAACGACTTGGGCAATGAGATCCTTGACAATGTCAGCCTTGCGCCGTCCCTTAATGGGAATTCCGTGTGCCTCGGCAACTTCTTGCACCTTGGCCAATTTCTCATGGCCAATGGTCCATCTGTCAAAGGGCTTAGGAGGCGGCTTTATCCCCTTGCGCCGAGACAGCAGGAACACTCTGTCCAGCATCAGGACGTGCTTGCCGTCGTCCAGGACGACATCGTTGCCATTGGCCGACTTAACCGTCCGAATTAGCCATCCTTCACGATTATGGCCTTCAATCTCGATCTCGTCACCAGCTCTCAGCTGATGACGGGAAACTCGTATTCTCCCGCCCGGAACCCGCACATTGGACGCAGAGCTTCCGAACGAAGGAATGGGCGGCTCCGCCTTCTTCTCCGGCTGATTGGCAAGAAGCTTGACGATGTCAGCCTTGCGAGCGCCTGCCGGGATACGGACGCCACGTTCGGCGGCCATGGCCCGCAGATCCTTGACGAGCATCTTCTCTAGCGGCTTAGCCTCACCAGGCGCAGCAACCTTCGCAACAGCGGCGGCCTTGACTGCCTTCTTCACCGGGGTCGCGGGGGGCTCTCCGCCCAACAGCTTGACGATGTCCGCCTTGCGGGCACCAGCAGGGATCTTGATACCGCGGTCCTTGGCAAGCTGGCGGAGTCCACCGGGGCCACCTAGTACCCGCTTGTTCAGGTCCTCGCCGGCCACCACTGGAGCGGCCTTCTTGACCGGCGCTGCCGCCTTGGCCGGAGCTGCCTTAGCTGGGGCTGCCTTGGCTGGAGCCGATGACGGAGCAGCATGGCGAGGACCAGCGGCCTTCGCTACGGGTGCACCCCCACGAGCCCGGTCCTGCGCCTGCTGATCATTGCGCGCCAGTCCGTGCATGTGCTCCTCGACCATCTCTGGTCGAGGGTTGTCGAATCCCTGATCCTTGAGGTCAGCGATGGCACGTTCGCGCAGGTCCCGCAGTCGAGCCCGGCGAGCTTCACCCGCAGCATCTGGAGCCTTGGGCTCGGCCTTCTTGGGAGCCTCAGCCCGACGCACCAACGGTCGGTCCAACTGGACGATTTTGCCGTCATCGCGCTTGAATTCGGCGCCGGGCCGGATGACATGGACTGGCTCGCCCGCCTTCATTCCTTCTGGGTTAACGGCATCATGGTGACCCTCATGGAAGGGGATAACGTCGCCAGCCTTGTGCTGCATCTGAACGCCGTGTTCGCGGGCCAGACTCCGGATAGCCCCCTTCGCGCCCATGACGTCGCCACGGTCAAAGCGAACAGCTGCGTATTCCAGAACGCCCTCGATCTTCGCTCGCTCTTCGGGGTCCCGGATCTGTTCCATCTTGGGGCCACTGGCGATACCCCGCAGATGGGCGGCGATGACCTTGTTGTCAGCCTTCTTGTGAAGCAGCTCGTCGACCTCGGCAGCCGCAGAGGCTGAAACGTCGGCACGAGCAGCCTGTTGGTGGGCAGCCTCAGCCGCCGCCCGCTTCCCAGCCCGGTCCCGCTCAGCCTTGGGCTCGACCGGCTTCTCCACCTGATCCGGGTGAGGGATCTTCTCTACTGGCTTGACTGGCTCGGCAGGAGCTTCCGGAGCCTGTGGGGCGGCCGGGTTGGGCGCCTCAGGGTTAGGCGCCTCGGGGCCAGGTGGAGCGCCGGGCGCCGGCTGAGGAACCGGTGCTGGGGCTTGAGGGGTACCGGGCGCTGCCTTGGGGTTGGGACCCTGGGGGTGCTCAGCGGGCAGTCCTCGCTTGGCCAGCTCCTCGGGTGTGGGCTCGATAGCCGGTGACTTCTCGCCCGGCATGAGCTCCTTGCCTAGGCCCCGTGGTGCCTCTTTGTTGCCCTGCTTGGGCGCCACGATGGCGTAGACGTAGACGCCGCCGTGACCGTCGGGCGTGACCTTCATGATCCGAAGGGGCTGCTCTCGGTCCAGGATGATGGACCGGGATTCTCCCGGGATCACAGCCGGCGTACCCCGCGGGACGATGATGGACATAGTGACGTGAGGGCCCTCAACGGCATGAGGAGTTCCCAGGTTGACCGGGGCATACCCGCGGTCCATGAGTAGCTTGCCGGTCCACTCCTCGATCTCGCCCATGCGCTCGGGAGGCAGCCCGAAGGCATCCGGTCCCAGTACCCGAGTAGCCAGGACATCGTGCTCCAACGGAGCCATCATCCCGTCCAGCTCACGTATCTGGGGCATGTCCTCATGGTTGGCTCGCAATGCTGCCTGGATGTCAGCGTTGCCTGCCTCGGTCATGAAGTAGTCGATAGAGGCCATCTGGCTGTGTGAGCGCTTCTTCTTGTGCGCTTGGGTGTCCAGGTAGGCCTGGGCATGAGCATCCGAACGGAAGGTGGCCGGATGAAATGCCTTCAGGATCTTGGTGACGAGAGCCTTGGCGGCATCCGAAAGACGCCATGTGTTTCGGAAACGCCCATGCTCGTCCCGTGGGTGCAACTGGGGCTCCCACTGGGCGAGCATGTTCGGCTGGGCCACGACTACTCCGCGAGGTGAACGAACTTGGCGTTTTGCTGGATAGCTACCTCGGACTGGGCGTACTGCTCGGCAACCTTCGCCCGCTCGTCCTTGATGTCGGCGAGCTGCTGGCCGCGCTGCTTCTGAAGGAGGAACTGGCGCTCCTCGTTGATAGCGGCCCAGCGCTCCAGGCGCAGTGCCAGCTCGTCGGCATCACTCATGTTGTCGTCTGCTGGCACTTCAAGAGAAAACTCAGCATCCACGATTTCCTCCTCTCCCTGCTCGACAATGCCCACTGCAACCAACGAAAAAGCAGATCCTTCTTCCTCCCGGTAGACCGGGAATCCAGGAGAGTTGACCGCTAGTGCAGCCACCAGCTCCAGGTTTCCGTTGTACATTCTCCAGTCTCCGGAGAGCGGAGACCGACGGAGTTCGGCGACACGCTGAGGAGTGATCCCGTCGACCAGCTTGCCGGCGACCCAGATGCCGTACTTGTCTTCGCCAACGTTGACATCAGCTGCTGCCCAGCCGGAGTTGTCGTAATGATCCCGGGCTGGCACGACGCCATATCGCGGATTAGCATGTCCGGTCCCCAGGGTGATCTTGCCCATTCGGCGAGCCTGTCCGCCGGCAAAGGAAACCGTCTGTCCATTGCGGAACAAGGAGTAGTCCGTCTTTGACTTGGGTGCGAGCACACATGAGTCACCGATGCCAACGTGGCACACCTTCCATGTGGCGAGGTGTCCGAACACTCGACCATCTTCAGTGACCGTAAGAGGCGTTGGCTCCTTGAGGCCAGGGTCAGCGAAGTAGTGCGACGGCTGGAAAGACCCTGCGGTCATGGAGTCTGCGATCTCTACTCCAAGCTTCTTGGCCGCCGACTTGATCTTATTCTCGATCGAGGCGAGCTGTTCCGCCGAGTAGGCGGACGCGTTGTCACCCTGGTTGATGTACGACCAGGCGGCACGGACATGCTCCGCTGTATCAATGGGATACCGCTTCTTCTTGTCGGCCTGGTACCCAGGGTCGGCATAGGTGACGTCACCATAGGGCTCCTTGGCTGCGAACTCTTCATCGCATCCACAGTCAATAGAGGCCTGCTGCCCCCGCCCCTGCTCAAATGGACTCTTCATGCTGCTGTCTCCGTACTCCTGAGCCATCCGGTTATACATCTCATTAATGGGCCCCACCATGGCCTGCTTCTCGTGATCAGGGATGTTGGGCAGGCCACCATGAGCACCGGAAAGGAGGGCTGCCGCCGCATAGACAGCGTGGTAGATCAAGTGCAGCTCACCGTTGATGACGTCTCCCAGCGGGAGACGGAAGGAATCCTGAGCCAGCGTGGGGCCGGCCTGGTCACCCCGGCGCCAGAGGAATGCCGAGGAGTACTTGTCCAGGGCCGGCGCACGGGATCCGATACCCGACCAGGCAGCAATGCGCTTCACCGCATCGTCGGCGTCGAAGGTGTACTCGCGGGGCGCCAGCGGCCAGTTCTTCCAGTGACCCGGATTGATGTCGAACGTAGCCATCTGGGGCAGGTCGTAGCCGACCTCCACCTCTAAACCAATGGAGGCCATGAGTGCCTGCTCCTCCTGCGAGTCCACGCTGAGGTGTGTCTCCTTGAACGCAGGCATCGGGACCAGGGTCACGCCGATGACGTTGTATTCGGAGAACAGGCCAGCCTTCTTGTCGGGACGGCTGGGGTGGCTCACGGCATTCACTGTGAAGTCCCGGTCGAGGTCTACGCTGGGCCCGACCACCTTCTGCTGAACCATGTAGATGGCCTTCTTGGCTTCCGGGACCTGCTGGGGATCCAGGAATTCGCCTTCACACCAATAGCCACCAGGGCCGTCGTAGATCCGGTTGATCTTTCCTACGACTGGGGCGTTGTCGTGACCGCCGCTGGTGGCCCGGAACATCATCGGCATGGGGAGGTCGCGATGAGTCATCTTGCCGGCCTGGAAGATCCGACCGTCCCCGGTCGGGGTTTCCGTGGGAGCAATGAGCCCCCGGAATTTGACGGTCATGCGGCTACCTTCCGAATCTCCTGGCCACAGCGACAATTGATCACGTTGTCCGGAGACCCGACAGGGTCTCCCGGAAAGAGCAGGGGCTCGTCATCCACCAGGTAGGTGTTATGCAGCTCGCGCGTCTGGTTGTTGGCACGCTTGTGGGCATCCCGCTCGCGACCATCCATATTGGTCTGCCATCTCTTGACGTATGACCCACCATCCTGCTTCTGTACGAGGAGTCCATGCGCCAAGAGTGAGGAGTTGTAGTGACGGTTGGTTTCGGTCTGTGCAATCACACGTGCCCGGTTGTCCCAATTCTCCGAACCCGTGTAGTTCAAGACATCGTCTACCCGAGCGGCGATCGCTTCCTTGCTCTGTCCTGCATTGGTTCCAGCCAGAATCTCCCGGACGACAAGCGCGTGGACCTCGTCTGGGATACCGACGAGGAGGTTGCGAGTCAGGGCCAGGTTCGCCTGTATGTACGGGTCGGAAGGCGAGTAATTCCCCGGCAGATGAGCAGCGGCCCAACCCTCGCGGAGGGCTGGGGTCAGTGCATTCACGATGCGATCAACTTCCGCCTGCCAAACGGGAGCGGCGGAGTAGACAGCTGTTGGGTCTGGCGTTGTCCCGAACTTCTTAGTGGACGCCATGACTGCTTCGCGAGCCCGGCCGAGAAACCGCTTCAGTCCGGCCTTCGCCGCCTCGTAGACCGACTTCTCGGCGTCGCGGCTAGCCACTGATCAGCCCGGTTCGCTGCAAGTGCGTCATCAGGGCCTGGGGCTCATGAGGGTAGGACTGGAGCAGCATGGTCGTGCAGTAACTGGCCAGGCTGGATCGCAATGTCTCGGAGTCGACGCCAGAACCTAGGACCTCGACCATGGCGGCTAGCTGGTCCCAGGCGCCAGCCAGGAGCTTATTGGCGTGGGCCGCATCGAAGACCTTGATCCGGGTGTGGAGATCGAAGTGGGGGACGTCCGGGAACTGGTTGCGGTTGCTGCGGTCCAGTAGTCGCTTTCCGGCCAGCTCCAAGGCCCGGCGCACGGTTGCCTCGGCCAGGACGACGAGCGCCATCTGGTTGACCCCGATGGATGCAGTCACAGCTCCACCAGGAGCAGGACCGGTCGGGGGCGCTCCAACCTGTCCCAAGGTGTCTGGGATCGGCGGGGGAAGCTCTGACTGGATCCCAGTGGGCGGAGCCGGCGGCGGAGGAGCACCAGCCCCGCCCATGCCCCCACCAGGAGTCGGCACCACCATAGAGGACTGGGGGACCATTTCCTCGGTAATGCCTGCCAGCTCACGAATGGACTGGTTCTGGAGCAACTGGGGGTCGCGGAGAATCACTTCCCGGATGTAGACCTGAGCCGACTCTTCCGGGGTCTGAGCGTCGCTGTCCTTGAAGAAGCCGGCCTCACGCACCGCGGCCGGACCGATGATCTCCTTCTCGTAGAGGTTCAGTGCGTCCTGGAGACGCTGGGGCCGTACGGCCAGACCCGAGGTGTCATAGGCGAACGTGTACCGCGCCGGGTCCTTGCCCATCAGCTTCAGGGCCGGTTGCAGGTATGCCTTGGTGAGCGCGTCACAGATCCGGTTCATCAGCGGTTCGATATGAACCTTGATGCCGTAGCCGTCGATGAGCCAGCCAGACCAGTGGTTGGCCTCGCCCATACCGGAGAGCGCCTCGGCCGGCATGTCCATACCCAGGCCTAGCCGACGGATTGCCTCGGCCCGTAGCTCCAGCGCCTGCTTTGACAGCTCGCTGGCGAAGCTGATGAGCTTGAAACCGCGCTCGACATCCTCCGGGGCGGCCTCGATGATGTGCGGCAGGACCCCCATGGCGGAGCCCTCGCCCTTGAGAGAGGCAGCTCCAGCGGTCGCCAGTCGGATCATCAGGGAGTCGCCGGCTGAGTTGTTGTTGTCATCATCGGGGAAGTCGAGGTTGTTGGGGATGATCAGCAGCCCAGCTCCAACGAGACGGCTATCGATCTGACTGAAGACGTATTTGGTCAGCTGCTCCAGCTCACGGAGCACCGGTTGACATGAGCGGGCCGGTGAGTCGGCACACCAGATCCGCTGAGGGTGCGGCGTCCAGACTCGGGTAATCATCATCCTGGACAGATCAAGCCGCATCGGTGCGTTCTTGTCGCCCCAAGCCCAGTCCCAGGTGCCATTTCGCCCGCGGATACGGCGGACCTCGGAAGAAGAAAGGATGTACCACTCATCATTGGTGCCCGAGGAATCCCCTAAGACGTAGCCCTCGCCGGCCACGGTCAGGTTGATACCCATGGCACGCAGGGATTCCCGCTTCGACGAGGGGCCGCCGAGCAGGGTGTCGCTCAGAGCCTGGATCTTGGCTTCGCCGGTCTCCTGCTGTACTCGACCGAGCTTGTCTACATCAGCTACATAGATGCGGACCTGGGAGCAGCAGTTGCCAACCCACCGGGCCGCGTAGCCGAATTCCGGAACGATGTCGTACAGCCGCCAGAGTTCGCGCTGCCAGCTCTCGTCACGGAAGCGATAGGTGTTGTAGCTGGTGTCATCAAAAGTGACTTTGATGGCTGAGGCCACAAGAGATCGCACCGGACCTCGGACAGTGGGCATCGGGTCGACAAGCGCCACTTCCTTGCGTCCGAATCCCATTAGCTACTGCCCTCCAGGCGATTGAGCAGACCGACTAGCTGGGACATGGCAAACCAGGCTGGCAGTCCCAGCCACCACAAATGCAGGGGAAGAGTTCCGACCGTCCATAGTGCAGCAGCAAAGATGCCGTACCAAAGACTGGAGCACCAGACGCAATGGACGAGATAGGAAGGCATGGAGGACTCGCCCCACCGATTCACCACCCATCGGCGAAAGCCCAAGAAGAAGCGATCCTGAGTCGTCAACCTGGTCGCGCGAGCGAGCGCTAACGTGACCAGGACGAAAACGCCCAAGCTGAACATGAGTACAGAATAGGGCTAAGGGGCGGTTACGAGTGCATCAGCCAACAGGATAGAATCTACCGGTTCAAAACGCCCGTATGTACGGGTGTGATCATTCCGTGGTTCTATGGAGGCATGAACCTGCACTGGTTGAAAGAGCGCAAGCGGGCCGCGGTCGCCTTGGGCATAGGCATCATGGCCGGTGGCCTGATGATGGCGATGCTCCCGGCCCAGGCCGCACCCACCTCTGTTCAGGTACCAGATGGATCATTCAGCCTGGCCTGCACAGTGACCGGCAGTCAGGTGGCGTGTACGGGGACGTTGCCCACTGAGGCCCCCACGACGCCCCCGCCTACGACGACACCCCCCGCCACCACCGTGCCGCCTACGACCGTTCCACCGACGGCCACGCCGCCACCCACGACAACCCCTCCGCGGCTCAACAACTGCTTGCCGAGCCCGAGCTTGTGCGGCTTCCCGGACGGGACTAACAGTGGCGTACCGGCCGGCACCCCGTTGACCATCGTCAACGGGAACGTCTCGTTGAATACCGCGGGCGCCACCTACGCCAACCGCGAGGTACACGGCTGCCTGGAGGTCCACGCCGCCAACGTGACGATCGTGAACACCAAGATCCTGGCCAACGGATGCTTCTACGGAGTCCGGAACTTCTCTACCGGCCTGGTCGTCCGGTCCTCAGAGATCACCTGCGGGGACACCGCAGGTACCGGCATCACCATGGCCAACTACTCACTGTTCCGAGTGAACATCCACGGTTGCGAAAACGGACTCAACATCTCCGATGTGGGCAACGTGGTCATGCAGGACTCCTGGGTTCACGATCTGTTCTTCGGGCCTGGAGCCCACACTGACGGTGCTCAATTCGGCCAGGGCGCCTCGACGATCACCTTCAACCACAACACGATCGATACCCTCAAGGCCGGCAACTCGGCCATCATCATGTGGGATGAGGTCGACCCTCAGAACACGAACGTCAGCCTCACCACCAACTTGCTCAACGGTGGTGGCTTCACCCTGTACTGCCCGCGGCAGAACTCGACCGGGGTGAAGATCCTTAATAATCGCTTCGGGGACGGCTTCACCTACGACTACGCCAACGGCTGCACACCTGGCCATGTGGCCAGTTGGGCGGGTAACGTTCGCGACCTCAACGGAGCGACGCTAGCCGCCAAGTGACCGGTGAGGGCCCCAGGGAAGACGCCGCAAGGTGCTGGGGCCCTCGCCTATGACAGGTAGGAAGCCGACTCTCGCCAGAGCTGCTGGAGCGTGGTGGAGAGGGCCTCGTTGGGGCTGGTGATCCGAGCCTGCTTGCGCTCGCCAGCCATCAGGAATCGACAGGCGTGGACCAGGGCGTCGAGTCGGTCAGGTGAATCCTTGGTGCCCCAGCCGGTGAACGTAGAGAGCTGATCCTCCAGCTCCTTGAACCGACCTACATGGTGCAGCCGTCCCTGCTCGCAGCGCATGGCCACCGGTTCACCGCGGGTGCGCTTCCCGATCTTGGTGTCGACCTCCTTGAGCGGGGGCTTGGTGCCTCGTTCGAAGAGACCCTGCTCTACGCACTCGTAGTAGGCATCCTGGAACACCTGCCGCATCCAACGCTTGCCCAAGTTGGACTCACACAGCAGCACGTCGGCGCCGAACTCGGCCACTACTCGCCAGGCGGACAGTGCCGCCGCCCGACCCACGCTCATCACGGATCGATCGGCCAGGACGTACATGTGGTTGTCCGCGGTACGGGAGACCACGACAATCCCCATCTCGTCGTCCTCGCCGGTCAGGGAAGGGTCAACCCCCACCACTGTGGCAATTGCGTTGTCAGGGATCTCGTCGACCCGGTTGTTCTCGATGTCCAGACGGGAGAACAGCGCCCCGTCAAACGCCTCGATGATCTCGCCGAACAGCTCCTGCCGACCGATCATGGTGCCGGCGTAACGGCGCTCCAACTCGTTGACGACCGCCGCCGACAAGTTGGAGCGGTTGTCAAAAGTTGAGCCCCGCATCAGGTGAACAGTGCCGTCATCGCGGCGCACCCACTCCTGGATGATGTCGATGGGCTTGGGTGTGGTGGTCACGAACGCCCGCGGTTGATCGCCGGCCAGGTCAGCCCGGAGGCTGGGCATGATGCCCTCGTACCACGCCTGTCGGGGCTTGCGCCATTTGACGATCTCGTCCAACCAGGCGCCCGAGGCGTTGTAGCCACGACCGACGTCAGGGTCATCGGCGCCCTCGGTGTAGATCTTGGATCCACTCGGGAACAGCACCATGGGCCGCGGGGACATCTTGTAGCGGTAGCGGATACCCCGGCGCTCCAGGACCCGCAGGATGCCCGCTGGCCCCTCCATGCAGATGGTCCGGGCGTCAGACAAGGTCTCCGCAATCACCAGCCACTCGGTAGGTGCACCTCGGTTGTCCAGGGGATGCTGGAGACACTTCTCCACGATCCACTCACTGCCGGCCCGGGACTTGCCCCAGCCTCGACCGGCCAGGGCCAGGCAGATGAACCAGTCGCCAGGGGGCGGGACCTGCTCCGGCCGGCTCACCCACCACCACTCGCCCCGGGCCATCTCATTGATGACCCAAGGCGCTTGCTGTTCGAGCCAGGACACGCGATCCTGTTCAGGCAGAGCCGCGATACGAGCTTGGAGGGACATACCCATAAAATGGATCATATGTCCGAATTAGGGGACCAGGGAAGAATCTTGCCGCACCAGTCTTGACACCCGCACATGGGGGTGAGGTATTGTTCTCCTTGTTGGACCGGTCGATCCTAGAAATGGCGACTGGGGCCGGTGGAGGGAGTTTGACCGCGCACGCGGGATCCCGAGCCCGGTAACGCTACCTCGTGCGAGATGTAGTGATCCAGGTCCGAATCCTGGCGCTGGTCCAACAACTTGATAACTTGATAGCAACGAGTCCGGTCCCCAGGGTGCACACCTGCGGACTCGTAGGACCACCAAGTCCAGGGTGCGATTCAGCCCCGTTCCCCTGGATGAGGTGACCGTAGCGGCTGACCCACGCGCCGACTGTCCTGTAAGCGTGGGGCTTGGCTCCGGTCTCCGGGAGGCTAGGTAGAGACCCTCAAACGGGTCGATGACGCCGATGATCCTTCCGGGACCGGAGCCCCATCGCGGGATGGCGCAGTTGGTAGCGTGCTGGGCTCATAACCCAGAGGTCGCCGGTTCGAGTCCGGCTCCCGCAACAAGGCGAAGATATCGTGATCCTCAACTCCACGATCGCCCCAGACTCCCGGGTAGAAGGTTGAGGCTCTATACCCGGGAGTCGCCGGTAAAGCTTCTTTGGAGAGAGAAGATCATGCTTCCCGTTCAGGATCTGGCCTACATGGCAGGGATCCTCGACCTCAAAGGTCGGGTGATCCACAAGAACAACCAAAGGCGCAGAACGCAGCAACGCGTCCTCGCGGTCCAGACCCAGGAGATCGGAGTCATCCGGAAGCTCAGTTCCATGACTGGCACGAACCCGGAACTGATGAAGAGCCGGCCGGTCAAGGACTTCATGCGCAAGAGCTGCGAGCTGCACTGCCCCGAGGAGCACGTCCACGTCCACATGCTGTATCCGGAAGGAATCCTGCCGCCGTCGGCACGCTGGACGATCACCGGAGCTGGCATGGTGGTGGTCCTACTCAACGTCATGCCATTCATCCAGATCGACCGTGACTATGACGACCTCATCAAGATCACTATCCGAGACACCCCATTGGAGGGCCAGGGGTTCGGGATGGTCGTGAACTCACTCAACCGACTGAAGGCTCTGGGATGGGATATTCCGGAGCGCTACAACGAAGTGCTCATAGCTCAGTCCGGTAGAGCAGAGGACTCTTAATCCTCTTGTCTCAGGTTCGAATCCTGATGAGCACACTGGTGCCCCCCTATCTTGGGAGGGATCGGGGGAAAGTGGTGCGGACGGTATACGGACGACAGCGATAACCGGTCCTTCCGGGGGGCACCAACCCTGGCTTGGGCCCGACCGAGCACGAGTGCGGGATTCGCTCAAGAGTGCGGCTAAGGAGTACCGGGCCGCGGGCGACGTCACGACCATCCCGCCGACTGAGCACCACCGCCATTCGCCCATCAATGGGTGGTGGCACTGACTACCTCTGGAGAGAGAAGGAACCATGGCAACAACCGCACGAGACCTGATTCTGGCCCCAAAGGGTCCCTTCAGTGAGGAGATCCTGGCCGAGATCATGGACGCGGCCGAGGCCAACGCCAACCGGGCGAAGCAGCCCTCGCAGGAGGAGAAGCTCCGGGATGCGATCACCTACGCGCTCGGACAGCTGGGCGGCCTGACCGTCCAGGACGACGCCCTCACCTTCGAGGGTGAGCGATTCGTCCTACCCGCGCAGTACCAGGGCAAGGTTCAGTCCGCGATCGACTTCCTGCGCAACCACATCAAGCAGCAGGAGCAGCCGTTCGACTTCACCGTCACCATGGACTACCGCCCCTACGACGGGGCGTACGCCTTCATGGAGACCATGCGGGAGATCACCGGGACCACCGGTTTCGGGGTCACAAAGATGACCATGTTCGGCCCGCAGAACCCGGAGTTCCTCAGCATCAACATCGACCACAAGACGAAGACCCAGATCCCCTGGGGCGCCGTGTCCTTCCCGTCCTACCAGGCCGAGTTCCACGTCGGCTACACCCGGGACCCGGAGAAGGGCGCGCTGTTTCAGCTCATGGTCACCGCGCCGCGGAAGTGGCGCAAGCACATCGAGGCCATCTTCATGCTGGTCGAGAAGCGGGTCAAGGAGAACTCGATCTACCGCGGCAAGGCCATCAACGGCGCCATGATGCCCGAGTTCATCGACCTCTCCGGAGTCGACGCGGACAGCGTGGTCTACAGCCAGGACGTCCTGGACCAGCTCGGAGCCCACGTCTGGGCGCCGATCCAGTACTCGGAGAACATGCGGCGCCTCGGTATCCCGCTCAAGCGGGCGGTCATCTTCGCCGGCCCGTACGGCACCGGCAAGTCCCTGGGCTGCATGCTCACCGCCCAGGAGGCCGTGGCCAACGGCTGGACGTTCGTGATGTGCCGGACCGGCAAGGACGACCCGGCGGAGGTCATGAAGACCGCCGAGCTGTACGCGCCGGCCGTGGTGGTCGTGGAGGACATCGACGTCCACGCGGAGGGATCGTCCAACATGGACGTCTCCCGTCTGCTGGAGATGCTCGACGGCATCACCAGCAAGGGCAAGGAGGTCATCGGCCTCTTCACCACCAACCACCTCGGCCGCATCCAGAAGGGCGCTCTGCGTCCGGGCCGGGTCGACGCGGTCATCGAGATCAAGGGCCTCGATACCGCGGCCTTCCGCAAACTGGTCGAGATCAACATTGGCGGGGAATACCTCGCCGACGACATCGACTGGGACGAGGTCGCCGCGGGTATGGGTGGGTTCCTGCCGGCCTTCGTCGTCGAGGCCACCCGGCGTACCCACCGGTTCACCATGGCTCGCAACAACGGCGTTCCGGGCACCGTCACCACGGCGGACCTGCTGCACGCCGCGGTGTCCCTGCGCCCCCAGCTGGAGCTGATGGAGGGCGCCAAGGAGGGCGTCAGCCGTCGGACCCACGAGGACATCGACCGGGAGCTGCTGGAGAACCTGTTCTCCCGGGTCTCCAACCGGAACATCGGGGGCTTCGAGGTCGGGGAGGCCACCAAGCTCAACGGGGCCATCCACTAAGCCTTTCTCTCTCCACCCAGGTACCCCCGGAGTCTGTGCACCTTGGACTCCGGGGGTACTTGCGTAAGGGGATATCCCCCTGCTACGGTCGAGTGGTGAAACGGACATGAGAGTGAGGCCATGGACGATGGAGAAGTAGAGAGCTACACCAGCGACGAGGTCGCTGAACTGTTCAGTGTCAACCGAGCCACGGTGTCCCGCTGGGCCCGCCTCGGGCGCATCCCATCCATGAAGCACCCAGCCTGTCGGAGACGGGCATTCCCCAAGAGAGAGGTCGATGAACTGTGGGCGCGAAGCTACCAAGCACGCACGGCGTGACGCTTCCTGTCCGTCTAATCAAGAACGCCAACCCAGCCTACGTGCGTAGGGATGTCTTTCAGGACGCCGAGTACCTCAAGAAGATCAAGCAAAGCATCGTTCACGAGCAGGGACTACGCCTACCCATCCTGATCACTCCGGACTACCAGGTAGTTGACGGAGCAGTTCGCCTTGAGGCCTATGACCTGCTCGGATGGCCCAAGATCGAAGTGATCATCGCCCACGACTGGGAGACGGTCAAGCAGTACTTCCTACGGGTACGAGAGCTGGAGGCCGGAGGATTCATCCCGAAGCCTATGCGCTGGATGGACCAGGAGGATCTCATCCAACGCATCCTTAAGCCGCTCTACGCACCCATTAGCAGGGCCCTGATGGCCACGAATGCCAGGCGGACGCGTATCCACGGCCCGGTGCCTCCAGCACCGGGACGGCTGAACTCCAGGATCTATGGTGACCTCAAGCTGATGTTCGGCGAGAGCATTTCGATGCTGGAAGTGCTGCGAGACATCAGGTCCACCATCAAGAACGGCACCCGCATCAACGCGCAGCTTGGCGCTGAGCTACAGGACCTCGTCGAACGGTCTGAGATGGCCGGAGACGGGCGGCACTCCGCTCTTGATCTGGTGCGTAAGGCACTCAAGGCCAACGGGAAGGTCGTCCGTCCAGCGGACCTGAAAGTGGCCGCTGACCAGGTGACACGCATTGAACGGATCATCGGTGTCCTACGGACGCTGGCCACCGAGGTCGAAAACATGGGTGATGTGAACGAGGCCGTAGACGTCGAGACAGCTCTGCGTCTGGCCGGCGCCGTTCGGTCCAACACCCGCAGGATCCACCCGCTCTACACGCTGCTTGCGAAGCATGCAGCACAACTCCAGGAGAGAGAGAGCCATGACTAGATCAACTGCACCGGAAGTCAAGGAAGGCGACTGGACCGTCAGCAACGGCGAGGTGCGCTTCTCGCAGGTGATGATCGATCCCAGCGTCCAGCGTCCTGTCAACGAGGCTCAAGTCGCCGACATCGCGGCCGATTTCAACCCCGACGCTCTCGGGACCGTCACGGTCAGCATCCGGCAGAACGGCGACTGGGTGCTGCTGGACGGTCAGCAGCGACTCAACGGCGCCGAGCTGGCCCAGTACGAGGGCACCGTCAACTGCAACTTCTACCGCGGCCTGAGCCGCCAGCAGGAGGCGGCACTGTTCCGTCGGCTCAACACCCGTCGACCCGTCTCGGCGCCGGCCCTGTTCAAGGTCGCCGTGACCGAGGGCGAGCCCCAGGCCGTCCAGATCCAGGAGCTACTGAACGTCCTCGGCATCGCAGTCGGCGGCGCCGGTGGCTTCAACGCCATCTCGGTCGCCCGTCGGGTGGCCAGCTGGGAGAACGGGATGGTGGACCTGCGCTGGGCGCTAGACGTCTGCGCCAACGTCTGGGGCGTCGAGGGCAAGCACCTCGACGGTCGGATCATCGAGGGCCTGGCTCTCCTCCACCACCGTGACGGCGCGGCCATCGACGTGGAGATCCTGCGGTCCAAGCTCGCCGGGCGCAAGGCTGGCATCCCGGGCATCCTCGGCGAAGCGCGGACGGTACAGGGGCTGCGCGGCGGGCGCATCGTGATCGCCGTGGTCGAGGTGCTGATCGGCACCTACAACGCCCACATGCGCAAGAACGGCCTCCCGCTCTGGGAGCGTTAGACTAGGCCCTATCACACAGGAGCCTGCGATGCACTAGGCCCCAGCCCGCCAATGCGGGGCTGGGGCCTGGTGTTTTGTCGGAGGGGCAGTGTAGGTTCCAAGCACCTGGAGATAGGGGTGCTGTGGTTACCTGGGACGAGCCCGCTGGTGATGATCCACTGAACGTCGCCTTGAAGCAGGAGATCACCGAGATGGTGCTCTGGGCGGAGAACTCATCCCCCAGGTCCCAGCAGAGAGCCATCGGTCCCTCGGAATTAGGTGACCCCTGCGACCGTCAGGTGGCCTACCGGATCGCCGGCACCCCGGAGATCAACGTCTTCCGAGACCCCTGGCCAGCCATCGTCGGTACCGCGGTCCACGCCTGGTTACAGAAGGCGGTCGACGCCTACCAGGAGAACCATCACCTCCCTTATGGCCCAGCCTGGATGACCGAGCTGGGCGTGCAGCCCGATCCCCTGGTCCAGGGGCACAGCGACGTATACAACCGCAAGACCCAGTCCGTGGTGGATTGGAAGACCGCCGGGGTCGACGCCATGCGGAAGTACCGCAAGGCAGTCCCCCACGGTTACATCACCCAGATCCAGCTGTACGGGCTCGGACACAGCCGAGCCGGGCGCCCGGTCAAGGACGTCGTGCTGGTCTTCCTCCCGCGCTCTGGCTGGCTGGGAGACATGTTCATCCACCGAGAGCCATACAACGAGGCCGTCGCCCTGGCCGCCCTGGACCGCATGTACCGGCTGGGCGGCCAGCTGATCGACCTGGACATCGAGACCAACCCCCACCGGTTCGCGCAGATCGAGGCGACCCCGGGGGACAGTTGCGTCTGGTGTCCACTGTTCAACAAGGATCTTGAGCCAGACACCGCGGCATCTGACAAGGGATGCCCGGGACGATAGGGAGAGAGATGGCATTCGACGAATGGGACGAACCAGTCGAGTCAACGGCTGAGTTCATCACCCCACAGAAGCTCGCCAACCACCTGTTGATCGTGTTCCCGATCGGCTATGTGGACCACATCCAGACCCGTTTCACCCGGCCGGACAAGCCGTCTGACGCCATCGCGGTCGACGTCATCGACCTCGACGCCGTAGGGGACGATGGGGCGCCTGGCAAGCTCTACCGCAACAACAACTGGATGCAGGCCAAGCTGATCCAGGCGTTACGTCCGAAGATCGGCCGCCGGATGCTGGCCCACATGCGTCAGGGCATGTCCTCCAACGGTATGAACCCGCCGTGGATCCTGGTCTCCGCTACCGGGGATCCGGACGCGGTGAAACGAGCCGACGCCTGGGTGAACAACCATCCTGACTACCGACCGACAGAGTTCGTCGAGCGCCAGCAGCGCACCATGCCGACGGCGCCGGCTCGTGGTACCGCAGGTGGCGCCATGTACAACCCGCACGAGGACCGCCAGGGCTACAACGATGGCCCCAGCCGGCCCCAGGCTCAGCAGTGGGACGGGGACCCCCGGACCTACCAGGGTCCGGCCCCGGAATGGTCACAGGAGCCAGTTCCCCAGGGAAACGTCGGGGTACGGCCGGCTACTCCAGAGGAGCTGTCCGTCCTGGAGCGGATGCGCCAGCAGCGAGCTAACCAGCAGTCAGCCCCACAGACAGAACGCCAGCAGTACGGCTACTGAGGAAGTCCAGCGGCCCCCGGACCTGTGAGGGTACCCGGGGGCCACTGGGTCTCTTGGAGAGAGAGGTGGAGAGGACCCGCGAGGGCGCCCGCCGGTGCAACCGTATCGCACGTTGTGGGGTCTGGCGCGGCGCCACCGCCAAGGTCTACAGTCCTCGTACCTCGGTGAAAAAAAGGAAGGCCCCGTGACGGGCCTTCCCCTACCGCACCACCCACCCAGCGAGAGCAGAACGGGGCTAACCATGCCAGATGTTGTGGGGAGCCGTCAAGAGGACCACAACATCGGGTTGGCTTGGTACGAAGCGGGCTGCTCGATCGTGCCGATCCAAAGCAACGGCACGAAGCGCCCGACCCGGGACTGGTCCATCCTCCAGAAGACCCGACTCACCCGCGACGAGGTCATCAACTACTGGCGCTCGCCCGAGCTGGGCGTGGCCATCATCTGTGGCAGCATCTCGGGTAACCTGGAGATGACCGAGCTGGAGTCCCTGGCCACCGACGAGGACTCGCTGCACATGATCCAGCTGGAGTGCCGGATCCGTGGGGTCGACGAGCTATGGACCTCGCTGCTGCTCGGCGGGTACGCGGAGTGGACGCCCTCGGGCGGCATCCATCTGCTGTATCGCATCGAGGGCCACGAGGTCCCTGGTAACACCAAGCTCGCCGCGACGGCCTCCGGTAAAACGCTAGCGGAGACCCGCGGTGAGGGCGGGTACGTGATCGTTGCCCCGTCCCCCGGCTGTTGCCATCCCACCGGTGAGCCCTGGACCACGGTGGCCGGGACGCAGGGCATCATCCCCACCATCACCTGGTCGCAGCGTCAGGCCATCCACTCCGCCATCACCGCGGCCCTGGACGAGACGCCGCCGCCAGCCCCAACCCCGCCCCCGCGGCGCGAGGTACTGCTGTCCACACAAGGCGACCGTCCGGGTGACATCTTCGAGGCGCAGACATCCTGGGAAGACATCCTGGTGCCGGCCGGCTGGACGTGGAGCCATGCGAGCGCCGGGGAATCCTTCTGGACCCGTCCTGGCAAGAGCACCCGAGACGGGCACAGCGCCAGTACCGGGTACCACGGTGACAAGGACCGGCTCTACGTCTGGTCGACCGACGCCGGTCTTCCGGTGGAGACCCCGCTGTCCAAGTTTTACGTCTATGCCCACTACGAGTTCGGTGGCAACATGTCAGCTGCCGCCAAGTCTCTGGCCCAGTCCGGCCTTGGTAGCCAGGCCCGGCGGCGCACCGAAGTGGCGGAGCTGGATGTCTGGGGATCATCCGAGGTAGCCTTACCCGGACGTACGGGTTTTGTACCCTCAGAGACCGGGAATGGGCACAGGATGAAGGACAACTTCGGGTCGAAGTTCCTCTTCAATCCTGAGACCAAGAAGTGGATGGTCTGGACTGGAGCGGCCTGGCAGGTTGACCGGACGATGGCCGTAAAACAGGCAGCCGAGGCCGTCACCTTCAAGATGCTCGCCGAGGCTGAGGAGGCCCTACGGGTGGCCGAGACGCCCGAGGAGCAGAAGGCAGCCCAGAAGGCCTACGGCTGGGCGATCACCAGCCAGTCGGAGCGCGGCATCAATGCCATGGTGGCCCGCTTCTCGGCCCAGCCCGGCATCGTCGTGACTCAGGAGGAGTTCGACGCCAGCCCCGAGCTACTGAACCTGCGCAACGGAGTGCTCAACCTGGCCACCGGTGAGCTGCACGCGCACGATCCCAAGTACATGCTGACCATGACATTCCAGGCAGCCCTGGACCCGTCGGCGCGGGCTCCACGGTTCGAGCAGTTCATGGCCGACGTACTCCCCGATGACGACACCCGGGCCTACGTCCAACGGGCCCTCGGCTACACCCTGCTCGGCCAGCCGCGGGAGCGGGCCATGTTCCTGCTGCACGGCAAGAGCGGGACCGGCAAGAGCGTCCTCACGAACGTCATGACCAAGCTGTTTGGTACCTACGGAGGAACCGCTCCGGCCGCCACCTTCCGGATCAAGCGCAACGAGTCGAGCTTGGACCTGCACAGCCTGCGCGGTAAGCGGTTTGTTGCTACGTCAGAGATGCCCGAGGGCGCCCAGCTGGATGAGGAGCTGTTCAAACGGGTCACCGGCGGCGACCAGGTGTCCTCGCGGGCGCACTATGAGGAGTACCAGACCTGGACCCCGCAGTGCGTGGTGTGGATTGCTACCAACTTCCTACCGCGGGTGACCTCGGACGACGATGCCATCTGGCGTCGGGCAAAGACCATCAGCATGGACACCCAGTTCGGCGGTGACAGCGGCCGGCCGGAGATCCTCGGCTACGCCGACATCCTGCTGGAGGAGGCCGATGGCATCCTCAACTGGCTGCTGGCCGGCCTAGCTGATTACCGCCAGTGCGGCCTCGCTGAGCCGGCCTCGGTGAAAGCTGACATCGCTGAGTACCGGACCGACGTCGATACCGTGGCCTCCTTCGTCCGGGACATGGAGCAGGAGGGCGTACTGAAGGAAGACCCCGACGGCGTGGTGCCCTCCGCGGTCATGCTCAGCCTCTATGACCGGTACTGCCAGGAGCAGCGCATCGTCCCGTACGGCGGCATGAGGTTCGCTCAGCGCCTGAAGTCTCTCGGCTATACCTCAGAGAAGGTGGGCGGCATCCGTCGGTGGCGGGGGCTTGCTCAGGATCCGACGCATGGGCTGTTAGGAACGTTTAGCGGAGGCTGGGCAGGAGCCAGATAGCCAGGGTCAGCGAGGCCAGACCCCACCAGCCAATGTTGATCTGCCAGCGTCCCCACGGAGCGGTGAAGCCGGCGAGCACGAACAGGACGAAGGCCAGGAACAGGAACAAGAGACTCATGTCCCGGGTGTACCCGTTCCTAATAGAGGGGAACCGTCGGCTCTACCCACTGGCCGTCGACTCGGATCTCGGTCTTGATGTCCTCCGGCGGTACCAGGAAGTCGAACTCCTGCTGCTTGACCACCTCTCGGCCTGTCTCGATCCGTAGCCACAGTTTGAATTTGTCGCTGGTGACCATGCGGTAGAAGGCGACCTTCTTGTTCTGTAGCTGGGAGCGTTGCTCGCGGGACTCACCCCGGGCGCCAGATGGGTGATGAATGATCCTGACCCCGGTATCGCGCTTGTTCTGGTTCTGGCCGCCGGAGCCACCGGACCGAAAGGTCTGCACCTCACAGTCGTGCACGCTGACCGAGAGGATGCGTCGTCTAGCTGGGAGTCCCTGCTTTTCCATGTTCGGTGGGCCATTCTCCCGTCGCGGCCTTGTGCAGGTTGGCACAGAGGCCCTTGGGGTCCTGAGGGAAGTATTTCGCCAGTAGGGCGACGCACCGACGGAAGCTCCCATCGGTGCCCCACCCGATCTTCGCGGCGCCTTTGCCGTGGGTCCAGTACGCCTTCAGGTCGTGGTCCATGTGGCCATGGACCTCGACCTGGGCGAACTTGCTACAGGGGTCACAGGCCATAGAGCCAGAGTAGGCCCTAGTGGTTCTCTCGGCCGTCAGGCCAGATGATTTTCATGGTGACTGGTAGTTCGCCAGGCTTACGCAGCGCGGGAATCTGTAGACCACCCGGGCCGGTCACAGTGATCGACCAAATGGGATTCTCCTGGCGAACGTCTGTGTGATGGTAGAAGAAAATGCTGAATGGATAGTCCTCCGCCGGTAGATCGAAGAACGGACTCATTCTCTCTCCCACCAGCTATATGCTCTGCGTAGCCAGTTAGTCAGATTCCATGGTAGTTCTTTTTTCTCCTCGCCTAGGATTGCCTTTAGATTGGCTGATGGATATTTAATGAACGGGACGGCACTGCGGTGATAGAACGGAACGCCGTACCTTTCAGCGACGACCTCATGGCGCCTATTGATGCTCCATAGGGCTTCAACTTCGACCTTCTGCGCCCTGAATCCCTCGGTCCCCATGATAACGAGACCCGATGCCTTGACTGACCCGAAGATGTCTGCCATGTGTATGTTGTGATTGAAGAACGAATAGCAAGCATAAAAGCCACAGGTGCAGTCCCTGTTCGGGACTTCCCTGTCTTCGTGCCTGAATACTGCACCGTCGAAAAAACACTGCGCGGTATTTACACCCGGATTCCAGTAGTAATTTCGAACCACAGCAGTCAGACGAGAGCCGCCTTCAACCCTCCAACTCCGAAACCCACGGAGTGAGGCCGGGACCAGCTCGCGACTGGTCCCGGAGAACTTCTCTGTCATCAGGCTGGCACCGGCTCGGGCTCAGGCACCGCTGGCGTTACCGGGGCCGCGGGCTCTTCCGCAGGGGCGGGGGTCTCGATGGGCTCGAACTCTACTTCCTTGATCTCTTTGCCGATGTTCATTGCTCTCTCTCCTTGGTGATTAGTCGAACGTGACGCCGGTTACCTCGGTGACGTGGCTCTTGAATTCCTCCAGGGTCATGGGTGAACCCGGACGGTACCCCCGCTCAACTCGTTTCGAGGAGAAGGTGGTGTAGTAAAAGAGGTCGTGAGTCTGGGTTTCCGTCAGTCCCAGTAGTTCAGCCGCCACAGTATCTGGGTTAACCCTCCGACCCTCCCGAGAGACAAAGGTACCGAATACCGTCGGCTGATATCCCTCACGAATGAGGATATGACCAGCAAGACATGCCGTTGTTCCGCAGGCATCAGCTTGCACAGTTATTTCGCCCAGATATGTACGTGCGCGGTGAACGTCAGACGCCTTGAACCAACCGTCCTGGTTCCACCTCTCTGGGTCAGCCTCGATGTCCTTCATCACGAGCTTCAGTAGCTCCGGATTGCCGATCGTCGGTACTGGGTGTTCCACCGTCTTCCTCCTTTTGTGCCTGAACGATGATGCCTCGTAGGTAGTCGGCTGCTTCAGCGAGATGAGCCCGCCGGACAGCTCCATTGAATCCAGTGAGGTCCGGAGGATTAAGTAGCTGCTCCATCACCCAGTTGAGGGTCACGACGCTGGCTGCCTTCACTCGCAGCTCCGTCAGGTCCTCCTCCATGGTGAGCTTCCTCCAAGAGCTTCAGGGTGGCGCGGGCTTGGTGTAGGGAGTGGCCGGCGATCCGGCGTACTGCCTTGTGGATCAGGGAGGCACCTGTGATGTAGCCGTACATGTGGCGCCGTACGACGTCGACAGGGGCTTTTTCTGTAGCCTCTACGCGTAGGTCCTTGATGTCCCGGAGGAGGTCCTCCAGAGCCAGGATGTAGCCGTCGACGTAGGCCATCTGGACTTCGAGGGCAGCCCGGCTTGGTAGGGGACGCAGCTCGTCCCAGCGGGTATGGCTCATTCTGACACCTTCGCTGCAACGTGCTGGCCCCACGACTTCCGGGCGTCGTTCTCGGTCGTTGCACTTGACTCGTACCCGCAAGAACAGCGGGCAGCCACTAGCCCGCGGGCGTCCATCTTGGGCCTGGCCACAATCTCCACGACATGTCCCTGGTTCTCCTTCACCCCCACATCCTCCTACACCCCTCTCCTAGGGTCAAGACCCTCCCCCGTGTCCTGGTCAAGAGGTCCTAGACCCCGGTCCCACCAGGACA